AAGCATGATTAGCGAAGGAAGCTGCATTATGCGTTTCAGTTCTAGCTATAAGTGCTGCTCGGCTTCTGCTTATAGGTAGGAACTTATCTGATACCAGTTTGGCTATCTGTGGCAGAGTAAGATCATCTGCTCTCCCTTGTTCTATGATTCTGCTGATTCTCGTTGCCATGCGTTGTGATATACCTGCTAAGATTAATTGTCTACCTGCAAAGTATTCATTAACGACTGCTTCAAAATCTACGCTTCTACCAAAGACAAAGGCTTCATCTGCTTTCCTCATTAGCTCATATTTTTCTTCATTAGATTTGTAGATTGCTTGGAAGGTTCTTTTGTAGTGAGCCAGTACAAGAGGAAAGAAGTCCTCATTTAAACTTTGAGTAGCAACATCAGGCTCATAGATACCATACTGCCTGTACAAATACATATTAACATTAAGGAATTTACGAAATAATGTGTTGACCTTTTTAAAGAATCTTTTTTCTAGGTTGTTCCTTAATACAAGTTGCTTTCTAGCTTCTGCTCTAGTATTAATTCTACCTTGTCTAAAGGTGTTAATCCTTTTGCGATCTAACCGCATTACACTTTTCTAAGAGTGGAGAACCTGTGACCAACTATTACATCTGACGGCTCACCACCTTGATAGACTCTAATTAATGCTGCAGGGTTATCCTCTGATGCATTAAGAGTAAAGTCTGTATCAGGAACAGGCAACTTACCTTCTTTGACAATCTTAGTAATCTTACCTCTAGCTCTGCCACCGCTTGAATCCCATGAGACCATATCCCCTACCTTTAAAGAACCTGCTTCAGCTTTGCCTTCTCTTTCTCTTTGAATTTGATTTCTGACCTTAGTTGACCAAGAGAAACCTGCGTCACCGCCCCACAATGCCCATGCTATTCTTCCTGCACTTGGGTAACCCTCTTGCCCTTGCTTAAATCCTTTGCCTTGTTTATCTACCTCATGCCTACTAAAGAAGCTGTACATTCTTAATACTGTATCTATAGATAAATTTTCTTTATCCATTAATTGATTAGCTCTTGCAACACCTACAGTAGTTCCACCTCTTTTATACTTTTTTCGCCATTGCAGACCTCTTGCTGCTTCCTCTGCCATAGAGTTAGTCGGTGTGGTGTTTATATCTGATAATGCTTTTTCTTCTTGTAACAATAAAGCTATAGCCTTATCTGTTTCATCATCATCATAGTCCTCTAAATCTTCTTCATTGACTGGGTTGATAGGCTTCTCCACTTCACCATCAGAGATAGGGAATAGATTAGCTGAGATATAAAGATCATCCGCACCCTCTACAGGCTCTAGTCCTATGTGTTCTCTTGCTTCATTTCTTGTCATAATGCCTTCCCTTACAGCAGAGGTAACATTCTCGTAAGTCCTTTTAACTCTTTCTGATAGAGCAGGTATAGAATCAATATCAAACTCTAGTGTTAAACGATCATCAAACATAGGCACTAACCATTCATTAAGGTCTGATGACATCTTTCTTAAATGTGGGATGATTGTTTCTTCATATAGAGCAAGTCTTGCTTCTGCAACATTAGCGTATGTCTGTGCATCAGGAACGCCTACAAGCTGACTAGGAACACCAAAGCAAAGAGCTATATCGGTAGCACTCATATGCTTTAAGTTAGCAAAGTCCATGTCTTTAGGACTTAACCCCATTTCTTTCCAGTCAAAGTCTCCTTCAAGTAGCATAGGTCTACCTGCATTACCTGCACCACTAAACCTATTGTTCATATCTGTAAGTAGTTGTTGTCTTTGAGACTCGGTAAGGTTAACCGCAAAACCTGCATCATCTTGCGGTTTAAAGATTACAGCACCACTGGGTCTAGCACCATTCTGTAAAAGATTTACATTGTGCTTACTTGCCATATTAAATTGATCTACTTCTACTGCCGCAGCACTCATAGGACTTAACCCATAGTAATCATCTAATGGATGCCATAACTTAATGTGTTTGAGTTCGCTGAATCCATTTTCCTGATCAACCATGTAGGTGTGTGAAACCCTGCCGTTGATCATGTACTCATACTTTTCAGGTATGGCTTTACCACTGCCTTTAATGTTGATGCGGTCAGGTCTTAACTGGTGCAGTTCTTTTGGAGAACCCATCTCTGAGCCAACCTTTAAGATGTAAGCATTGCCGCTTAGTAAGACATACCCAAATAGACTGTTAAAAAACTCACTGTAAGATTGCAGTGGGTTTGGTCTCATTAATAAATCTATCAATGGATGTTGCTCAACTATTTCATCGCCGTTTTTTAAAACAAAAGGTACAGCACTTGCGCCTTTGCTGATCTCATTTACACATCTGTATACGATAGCGTTCTTCAGATAGCCTTCTTTTGCTAGGTCTGCATATTTATAGGTCTTTGCTTCTTCAGTGCCGACACCGAAGTAACCCATCATGTTTGAATTCTTTTGCTCTACAGGTTTATTGTTGAACAATCTTTGTAGAAATGTTTGTTGTGCCATTAGCTTATTCTCCAGTTTACTTCGCCTTTAGATTTACTGAGTTCAGTTAAACCCCAAACCAAAGCATCTAATCTATCAGGTGAACTATTTGTTTCTCCTGTATAACTGCACATCTGTGATTCCAGTTCCGCAAATACACCAACATGATGTACTTTTCTTTGTTCGTATAAAGCAGAAATAGGCTCTGCTCTTAATATCTTACCACGAGTGGCTCTGACAGACCTGTAGCTAATATTGGAATCTATATTGCGAATTAGCCGTTCTACTAAATCACCACCATTATTGACTTCTGCTACGATAACATCAGCTTCCCATTTATAGAAAGCATTTATAGCTGTCTTACCCCACTCATCAGGCTTGTGTCTCCCTGACAAGTCCTCTAAGACATGATACTCATTATTGAAACACTTGCCAACTACAATGATGCCAGTCTCATCTGAGTTTAGATTGGCGGTTACTGCAGGGTCAATGGCAACTATAATCTTACTCATCTCTTTTTTGTCTTGTATTCTAGCTTCTTCTATCAGCGCAGGTTTCCATAAAGCACCTTCAAAGGCTTCTATGATCTCTGCATATAGCTCTTGTCTACCTAGATTAGTACCTTCATACCTTTCTTTAAGCATCCTCAATGCCGACTCAGCGAGGTTCTCCGCATTTTCAAATGTGCTACCAGTAGTTACATGGCAGTCCTCTCTTTGGACTAATTCTTTGATAATCTTGGTTGGCTTTGGAGTGGTTGTGATTACGCATTGAGGGTTCTCGCCTAATCTTAAACCAAACATTAATTGATCAAAGGCTTCAGGGTATCTCCAAGAAGCTAACTCATCACACCACGCTCTGTGGAACTGAGGTCCTCTAAGTCTTTCAGGTTCTTGTGCTGCATAACCTGTGATCTTTGAACCATTCCACAATCTAATTTCAGATACACTTGATGAGTAACCTTTTTGATCACTAGACTTTAAGAAACATTCTTTGGGTATGACACTTAGGAGTCCTGAGACACCACCAAAGCAAACTCTCCTTAGATCACCATGAGTAGGAGCTACGACAGCTATACTTGAATTTGGATTACGCATAGCATAGATAGCTATATCTTCAGCACCTAGCCTTGTCTTGCCAAACCCCCTTCCTGCAAGAATCATCCATATGTGCCAATCTGTTTCAGGAGCTAGTTGTTTTTTACGAGCAGTTGCTAACCATCTAGTGTAATGAATCGCTGTCGCTGTTAAGGCGTTCTGTTTTAACTCCGTCCAAGAGTTCCATGATTTCTCTGAATCCTTCAGCTTCTTTAATTGTTGAGTTGACATTTATATTCTCTGTTATTTCTCCAAGTGCTATTTTACCTAATTTTTGTGCAGTTAATAATGCGTTAGTTATTGCTAAGAATTGACTGGGTTGAAATGGTTTGCTTTTGGCTTCCATTGCTTCATTGTTAATCGTCAAGTAATACATAGCCTGTTTACGAAGCTCTTTTGCAGATTGAAATATGTCATCATCCCATTTGACTGACTCCTTTGTAATTAGATTTTGTCTTTCTTCATTTAACTTTTCTTGTAACTCTTGATTATATTGGTCTCTAAGAACCTTCCAACCTTCTGTTCTTGATGCTCTGTAAAGAGTAGCAGAAGCTAAATTATGTTTTTTGATCAAGTCCTCTATAGTATAAATCTGTCTCTCACCAGTTTCTAACTCAACACCCTGCACAAATTCAGTCCTCACAAGAGCTTTTAATGTGTCAGTTAATTTTGTTTTGTCGGTTTTATTGGTCATAATTTATCAGATATTATCATAAAT